GTCTGACATTGCACTACAAGACGGCCCAAAGGGCGATATGAATTCGGGAGAATCCACAAATGCAGCAGGCAGCTCACTTTTGGCCAATTCCACCGGCCCATATACTAGTGATATTAAACACGCCGTAAGTACAGAAACTCCAGCTGAAATTTACAATAAACACACTCTGGTAAAAGGAACCTTCCCTTGGTCCACTTCGGACCCTGTTGGAAAAATTCTCTTTATGTTTGAGAATCATCCCTCGGAATGCAATTGGCTTGTCGATTATTTTTCAAAAGTTTTCGTTGCATGGTTGGGATTCATGATGCTCGAAATTCGTATTCTTGGTACTGCATTCATGGGAGGGTCACTCGCATTTGTTTTGGTGCCCCCCACGTTTACACGAGCCCAAGTTGCGGCAATGACACGTGAAGACCTATCCATCTTCGACTATGTCGAGGTAGATCCCAAGGATATCAATACTATGAGCTTTTCAATGAAGGACTTTCGTCCTCAGCACTTCCATTACGGACCATTGAATGGTAATGATGCCACGACGTTTGGTGGCCATATCGTTTGTATGGTCTTTGGAAAGCTCAACATCTCTCCGAACACGGAAGGAGCATCCCTTGATATCCTGGTGAGAACCAAAGGACAGTATACATTTAGGCAACCTCAGCCCCTCCTCTCAGGAGGAATTCCAGTTGATCAAAATTTCCCCAATTTTTCTACTACCAGAGCATCCCAACATGTCGGCTGCGATGATGCTGCAAGACTTATGGATACATCTTTCCTCCCGTTTCCAGCAGCGTGGCCCCCGCAGAATGGTTTCGTTTATGCAATGCTCCCCACAAAAGCTCAACAAGAAGGAGTAAATGCTTTCATTCTTCCGCTAACACAAGGAATGTCCCTGCTTAATGGATGGAGTGATATCTCAAAATCACTATACATAGAGAGAGGAATTAAATACCAGGCGAATCGTGACAATCCAACAAGCCACTATTACACGACCACACTTAGAAATGCTGACCCGGAGTTTGATCTTTACACCAACGAGGATATTCAAACCCGAACACTCTTTTCTCATAACTTGACAAATATTGCAGTTGTCTCAGCTATTGACACTACAGCCGCACTGCCAACGCCGATGCAGCAGTTGCAGATCCGAGTCAATGATGC